TCCAAGTTCAGAACATCTTTTACCACCACCATGTTTTGAACACTTATCTGTTCCTCCTTGAACATGTTTTCCACATTTAGGTATAGAACATAGTTTTCTTTTCTGTTTATTAAGAGGCAAACCTCTTAGTGTTAGGCATTTATTCGAAGTTTCTTGGTGTCTTTTCAGATTTGACGGAGTAGACAGAGTATCATTACAGTATTGACATTGCATTTGTAAATATTTGATATTATATAGTTAAATGATTATAAAAATTAATTTAATTTTTAACTCTATTTAGGTTTTTGAAACATATAATGAAACACCATAAGTATCATGTTATAATTCAGCATCAAAATCAAAATAGTAAGCGCCATTAACACGTTGAAAACTACTAACGACATCTGAGTTTTTTTGCATATGTATTATCTTTAGAAAGTATTTTGACAATAAAAAATGGTGGATTCACATCATTACTATTATTTTCTTGAATCACCATCTTGCAAATCTCTTCTATAGTAGTTTCTTCTGAAACATCAAAACAATAAGGAAATGAACATCTAGAAGATTTTTGTCCATCTCAGGTGAACCTTCATTTATTACATAAACTGGAAAAAATATTTTTAGAGAGCTGCGGATTTTTGTAAGAAGTGTAGTCTACATGTGTAGTCACGTGGGTATTCTAAGTGTATGAACTAGGCTGAACGTTTTGAGTCAAACATAATAACTTGTTTTTTGTTGATATCATAAACATATCTTCGATTCGGATTCCTCCTATTTTATAATATTTTGAAGGTATAGAAAATGGAATTGTTGATTTGTCAAAATATAAACCTGGTTCAATTGTAAAAACGCATCGTTTTTGTAAGATTGAATCACCATCTGACATTGGATCATGTGTTTCCAATCCAATATTATGACCGATCGTATGAGTGTAAAAATAACGAATAAAATTACGACTAAAATTACGATTCTCAGCTATATTTGAACGACAACTCATTATTCCTTTTGACCATTCTTTATGTTTTTTATCTGTTGATAATGTACCAAATTGTTGTATCAATGTTTGTATACATATTTCTTGTATTTGATTAAAAGTTACATTTGTTGAGATAGTCAATTTCTTTTGAATAAAATTAACACAATTTGTATAGGCTTGTTTAACCATATCAAATAATTGTCTTTGTAAAGCCGAATTTGGGTTTATGATTGTTCGAGTCACATCGCTACAATATCCAAATTCATTTCTAAATCCACAATCCATTAGAATAACAGATCCTCTCGGTATCCTAGAATTGTATTTGTTATAATGAATAATCGATGCATTTTCATTAGAAGCGATGATAGGTAAATAAGGAGTTGTATAGTTTCTTGAGTAAAGTTCTTTGTAGTATAACAAAGCTAGTTGATGTTCAGTTAAATTGTATTCTGTCTTTATTAAAGTTGTTAATTTATCAAATAAGTGAACTGTAGCTGATATGCTAATTTGCAATTGATACAATTCCCAATCATCTTTGATTACTCTGAGTTTATTTAACTTATTTCGTTGTTTATTATTTATGTAATTTAGTGAAGTAGGTAAGTCTGAAGACGTATATAATTTTATTTTTATAAATGACTGATTTGAAGTAATTTTTGCAATGTAATCGGTTGCAACTTGATGAATTGCCATCATTGTTACATACAGAAACAATGGATCAATGGTTTTGCTAGGTGTGATAGCTGGTATATAAATTGATTTGGTAAGAACACCTAATGCAATACGTATATTATTATATCTGATTTGACGATTATTCATTTATTATAGTAAGTTTTAATTTTCTTTTTGTCTGTTGATTAGTAGTAGAATGAAATTAACAAGATACCATTATAATATACAATGTTAGACTAATTCTATTTTTTAAGTGTACTATCTGTGTAAAATTTGAGTGTAATATTTTTTGTTGTATTCATTTATGAATGCTTTTTTTCTTTCCATTTTCTTTTAGCTATATACTGGCATTTTTTACAATAAGATTGAAATCCATCTACAGTGTCCATTTTTATACCAAACTCTATAATTGGTTTAAGTAATTTGCAGATGCCTTTACACTTTTTTTCCTTTATATTTTCACGAATTTTGTTTCTTTTATTACACATAGTCATAGAACGTTTTTTATGAGCAACAGATTTTATTATTTTACCTTTATCTGTTTCATTATATTTTTTTATACTATTTGCAATTTTTAATTTGGTGTCTTCTGTAACATTTTTTCCACATTCATGACACCATGATCCTGTTTTGAGTTTACCCCATTTTGCTGACCATTCATGACCTTTATAACATTTGAGAGTTATTATAGATGTATTTTGAAAAGGTGTTCCGCTGATTAAAGTGCCAAAATTATCTTTTATAATAGAATCTAAATGAAGTTTTTTATGTTTTATTGGAATAAATGTATTATCTTTAATATCTTCTAATTTTATTACAACAGGTATATTCATATTCTTTAGTAATTCATAAATGTAAGAAGGAATAAGATTTTCATTAATGTAATATGGAACAACCAACAATGTAACATCTTGTTCCTTGCATAATGTAGCTTTTGCCAAATCACGTGTTTGTTGCAATGCGAATCTTTCTTTACCGCCAAAAAAATTTATTTGTTTGTAATGTTGTTCACCGTTGTGTTCTAAAGCCAACTTAAGTTCTTGATTATACATATCCAGTTCTAATCTTGATGTTCCCATAGTTAACCATAATGGTCTTATTTTTGTAAATTTTTTTCCGGTTGCATTTTCTAATATATGTTTACAATATAATTCTCTTACGTATTTGCATGAGCATTCTGGACACCAATGTTTTCTTTGTGCATTAGAATATGTTTGCAAAAATTTATGACCTTCATTACATTCAAACTCTAGTTTTGTTTGTGCATTAATATATTCTGAAACAGGTGTTAGTAATTTACCATCGTATTCTTTTGCATAATTTAGCATTTTTTTCCAATAGTATTCTTTTCTTTCAAGAGTTTTTTGTTCTTTTATCCATAAATTATTAAGATCTTTGATGTCAATATTATAATTTTCGGAAATTTTTTTAATAAAAATGTTAACATAATTCTGAATGATATTGGTGAGTAAAGTATTCATAAGTCTATCAATAATAGATAATAGGAAGATTTTAAATTCAAATTTAATGTTTATCTAATTAGATAAACATTATTTCTTATTCATAAATAATAAATTTTGTAACAATTGATATATAAATAACTTATTTGGTCTTATAATCTTTTATCTAAGTCAAAAAAAGTACTAAATGTATGGTCGACTCCTTGAGGATATTGTAGCAACCGATCGTTCTCCCGTCTTCGAGCTGCTTGCCCGCAAAAATTAGTCGTTGCTGGTCACTCGGAATGCCTTCCTTATCTTGAATCTTTGCTTTTACATTTTCAATGGTGTCAGAAGATTCTACCTCAAGAGTTATAGTTTTTCCGGTCAATGTTTTTACAAAAATTTGCATTATCTTATTCTATTATTAATACTTTTTAAATTAACATTGAACTTAATTTCGGGAGAGTCATTTAGAAACCTATAATCTTATAATTTTCGGTATAATCAAAAGTCTTATTTTTTGAGGCTTTACTTAAAAACCAATCATTATCAAAATTTTCTTTTTCTCTGTCAATTACGTCGCATCCAAAATGTTCAGATTTTATTAACATTGCATAGCCTTTGCTGTCTATCAAAACGGATTCAGGATTATTTTTAGATTCTTCAACTATTGAATAAATAAAATCTTGACCATATACTTTATTTTCGTCTAATGCGATAATAATAGTTCCACATTCTTTTTCTCGTAGCAACATTGGAATTATTTTTGTACCTGTACCATATTCTCTGCCAGCTGGAAATACGTTTGCTACATTTTTGATATATTTAGGTATATCATACGTTTTGGAATTGTCTTCGTCTTGTATAATTATCATAGCTATCAAGTCAACTTTTACTGTTTGATCCAAAATAGAATTTATAAAAGGTTTTAGTTTATTTATTTTATCAGGTGTTGTAGAGAATGAAATTATAATTCTGTCGTCAAACGCTTTTGGTAATGCACTATATTTTTCTATAAGAGAATCTGAATTTTGTACATAGCACATCAAATATCTATTTATTCCAAAATAGGAAAAAAAAGTATACAATAAGGAAACAAATGTTGATACTATAATGATAGCAATAATTGTTTTACGATTTGTCATTTATTTATAATAAATCTTATTTATTAATGAATTTATATTTATTAATTTAGATTAATAAATATATATTAATGAATGTATATTAATGAATATAAATTAATGAATCAATCCACAATGGAACAGATGAAATTTTTTCTCCTGAATCATTATATGTTTCCATCCATCTATAACCATTGCTACAATTTTGCATAAATAAACGAATATATTGATTATAACTTCGTCTTATAATTATGACGTTATTATTTTGTGTACGAGGTTCTGGATTATAATAAAGTTTTTTGCGACAAAGCGGGCATATTTTTTTAATAGACAAAGCTTTTTTAATACATTTTAAACAAAAAATGTGAAAACAATGTGACACAAACATCTGATTTGATATTTTATTGTAGCAAATAGGACATTCTAACATCTTTAATAACGTGTTATATAATATTTTTCAATTTTTATATAACATGTTATTCAAATTTGAACACGCACATATCTATGTGTTATCTTATAAGACGATTTTTACATAAAAATGAGAAGATTTAAAAGACTGATAGGAATTTTACCTCCGTGAATTAAAAATATTTGATTTAGGGTTTTTGTATAATAAAGTTTTAATCCATTCATTTCTTTGAATATATTATATACATTATCATGCCATACATTTTCTTCAAAAGAATATACTTTACGTACAAAATCTTCCATTACAACTATTATCAACTGAAGTAAATCATATACACTTTTTATTTTCATTCTTTTCTTTTCTCGATTCATTAATTTTGTTTCCCAAACAGAACAATCAAATTCATTAAACAAATATTGTATTCTAAGATCAAGATTATCTTTTATATTATTTACTCTCCATTCTCGCATAACAACATTACGAGTATGAATAATAGTACGATGTAAAGCTTGTAATTTAGCAATCCAAGAAGCTATATCTGTACATGCAATAATTTTTATGAAAAACATATTTGCATCTGGAATTTCACCACAAGCAATCACATCAATGTTTGGAGATGCAGAAGAAAGAGTTGCAAGGTATTCATAGTAATGAGGATTATGAACAAGACCTAATTCTATTTCTCCTGATATCCAACTAAAAGCTGTATTACATTGCGTACAAAACATTTGATCACAACCTCCAGATTTGAAAATACATGTTAAACATTTTGGACAAGGTTTTGTTGAACTAGATACTATACTAGCACTTTTTATGTCATCTTTATTACATTTATGTCCTAAATCAAGTTCAAAATGACATAACTTACATATAGATTTCTTACAAGTTCCACAATCGTAATTATTAGATATAAATCCTCTGCATTCACGAGGGCATTTAAATATATAATGAACTGTCTTTTTTGAATTGGTAGAAGTTATTCTACCACTATATGTTATAGTTTGATCTTTTTTATCATTAATAACAGTCAAAACTTTTTTTCGAAGTTCTTGCTTTTCTTCTAAAACATTTTTTAACAATTCTGAATCAAAATGTTTATACATACGTTTTATTTTTGCATTTGTTGGCAATCCATAAAGACCTTTTAAAAGATTTTTTATTTCCAAAACTTTTGAGGCTTCTTCTTGTGTTTCTGGTAATAACATTTTTTCTTTCTCAATGATATACTTTCCAATATGTTTATAAACCCATTTTTTGTTTTCTGCGTTATTTAAAAGAAATTCACGAGACCATATTTTACCGCAATTCATACATATAGGTTCTATAAGTCTATCTTCAATAAATTTTTGATTACATAATTGACACGCTTGAAAATTACAATATGGACATATAAATTCTGATAGTTCATTATTATAACAAATTGTGCATATACTCATTTTTTTATATTAACAACTTTCACTTTAAAAAATCAAATTTAATTTATTTTAAATTGTTAATATATAAACTATGTCATCAACTTTTTTAAAAATTATTTGCTTTCTAGGATCTTTGGTTTTCTTATTAAAAGCTATTTTGTTTATATATATTGGTATAATGTTATACAAAGATAATTATTCTCAATACAAAACAAAAGATGATTGCAATAAATCATCTCCTGACATTTTAAAAGTAATTTGTCCTTTTTGGAGTGGAAACAATTCAAAGTGTATAAACGGTATGTATAACGATGAAAATAATTGCACTCCACGAAATTCTATTTATTCTTTTGGTGGATTTATATTTATGGGATTATTATTTGGGTTAATGTCTATTTATATTGCTTCATTTGTCTTTACAAGCAAAAGTAATTATTACCATAGTATTTACCCTAGTATTTACCCTAGTGGTTACCCTAGTGGTTATACTGGTAGTTACCCTGGTAAAGACGGTACATATATATAGGTTTCTACTTAATTAGAGCACTCTAAATAAATATTATAACTAAATATTTATAATATTTTCATTTATTCATACGAAACATTTAAAATTTAAAACGTCTCTTTATGATTAGTATCGTGACTAAAAAAATAAATACAACTAATATAGAAATTATAATGATAAAAGTAATTGAAAATCCAGTAGATTTTTGTTTGCTAAATTCTGCCATCATTTTTTTACTTTTAGATACAGATGATTCTAGAGATTCAGAGTAAACATTTTTGTAGAAATTGTCTGTTGATATTTGATCATTTTTATGATACATTTTATCAATCCAAATTACATCTTGTCCTGACAAACGAAAATTTTGTTCTGTTCCAACGTTATTTTTAGTTAAAGATGCTGGAAAAAAATAGAGCATTATAGAAAGAGGGTCAAAATCTGATCCGTTAATAGAATTTTTATCATATTTATTAATAATATTTTGTTTAGTAGTTTGTTCACTCCATCCTTGTGAATCTTTAGCCCATTCTATTACTTTTTTATCGTCCCACATAATTTTTTGTCCTTTAGGATTTTGATGTTCGTGTATTAATCCAATCATATGACCAAATTCGTGGATAACTGTTGGAACATCAAACCATCCAAAATTCATAGTTGCCGCATTTTTTTCTTGTAAATGATCTGTTCCAACTAAGGACCAAGAACCTCCGTCTTTATCAAAACTTATTCTGACATCCGCTTCTGTTGGATTGTCAACAAATGAAATATCTAAATTTACAAGTGGCTGAATTCTTTCTTTTACAATTTTTTTTATAGCGTCTTGAATAGATAATGACAATACTTGGTTTTGTAATGGATCTAAATCTTTTCCTTTTGTAATTTCAGACATATTTGTTCTTGTTATTAAATCACCAGTGCTTAAAAATCCAACTTTTATTTTTGACCCAGATGGCCATAATTTTTTTGTAAAAAAAGCGGCCTGCAATTTTTTAGAATCATCATGATTTTCTTGGTTTACACAAAAATTAAATTCAACTTGATGATTTGGAAGAATTTGCTGAATGCAAATTTTCGGATGAAATGTTTTATCCATTTATTAAATAAAGCTAAAAATAAACTATTTATAAATAATAAAAGAATGTCAGCTGGAGGTTTAAGCTATTCGGGTCTTGTCAACCACGGCAAAATCACTTTGCCATCTGTAGGAAATTGGGGTACAAATATGAACATTTTGAGAGATCCTCACAAATCTATTACCACTAGAAGAATTGATAAAGTTGGTGATACAAATTTTATTACCGAAACAATTGATGATAGCGGCGGAAGAATTAATGAAGCTATTCAGGTGTATGCTCGCGGAGTAAATCCATCAGTTAGCGTGTCGTATAATAATTATAGTAATAATGGAGGACAAAAATCTGGTGGAATTGTAGAAGGAGGTGGTAGATCTGCAAAACTTCCTTATCCTATTATGAAAGATGGTGCGTTTCGTCCACCTATTTTATTACAAGAAGATCTTTTTCCTCTTTCTCGTTTACCCCGACAAAAAACCAATGCTTCCTCAAATTCTGGGTTTACAGATTTTTCTCGAAAACTGAAAACTCCTGGGACTGCGGAAGAAACAAAAGAAGTTAAAAATCACACAATAAAAGGTCACGTTAGGCCAACTGCTGTATATAAAATTGAACCACAATCTCAAAAACCATTTGAGGTTAAATACGTTATTCAACCTTTTATTAAAAGATCTGTTGGATCAGGAACTCGCACTATGGATATTACAAATCAACATGTCGGAAATCCAACTAAAGAAGTAAACAATGATATCAGACATACGACTGCAAGATCTAATTTAACAGATAACCGTTACGTAAATAATAATGAATTTCACTCAGCAAGATTTATTCAAGAATATAATTCACATCCTGTTGTTAGTAATGCATCGTCTAGTAACAATTATAACTCTGCAAATACGGAAGTTGAAACAAACAGATTTATGCAAGATAATTTGAATTATTCTGTTACGAGTAATATGTATGATAAAAATAATTATAATTCTGAGAATACGGAAGTTGAAACAAACAGATTTATGCAAGACACTCTAGTTCATCCTGTTGTCAGCAATATTTATGATAAAAATAATTATAATTCTGAGAATACGGAAGTTGAAACAAACAGATTTATGCAAGATCATTTGAATTATCCAGTTACAAGCAATATTTATGATAAAAATAATTATAATTCTGAGAATACGGAAGTTGAAACAAACAGATTTATGCAAGATAATTTGAATTATCCAGTTACAAGCAATATTTATGAT